CAAAACAAACAAATAATATAAATATATATGAATTATACTGTCTTTGTTCGATATTATCATATCAACCGGATATGAAATATTTGTTTTATAATGAAGAAGAATGTATAGAATATATTAAAAATAAAACTGATAGTATGATTGAATATTATAAAGCATTGATTCCTGGAGCATATAAATGTGACTTATTTAGGGCATTTCATATTTATTGTGATGGTGGAATTTATATGGATTTTAAAATGCTATTAATGAATAATTTAACAAATATTGTATTAAACGAAGAAGAATGTTTTTGTAAAGATCTTGATAATTTTGGAGTTTATAATGCATTTTTATATTCTAAAAAATCAAATAATCAAAAAATAAATAATTATATTAAACATATAATACAAAATATTATTAATAATTTCTATGGAGATGATTGGTTATCTCCAACTGGGCCAAAATTATTAAATAAATATATTCCAAAACCAAATGCACAATTTGTGGTTGTAAATAATAAAAAAGAATTTGGTCATAAATTTGGATATATAGAAAAAAATAATAAAATTATAATTAAAAATATTTATAGTGTTAATAAATATTATTCTTCTTATAAAAATATCAGTACTACTAAACATTATGGTATATTATGGCAAAATAAAAATATATATGTAAAAAATATAAATCATTGTAAAACAACTTTTGAATTTGATTATTTAAAAAATATAGAAGGGGTAAAAAATGAAAATATTTATATCTATGTATGTGGATATAAAATAGAAGATTCTATTATAAAAAGTTTAAAAAATCAAAAAATAATGGCCGATAATATATTTATTATAAATAACATAGATGAAATAAAAAAAAATATATTTAACGATGATGATAAAATATTATTTATTATGAACCCAGATAAAGAATATTTGGAAGATACTATAACTTTATTTAATTATTGTTATCAAATATATCAACCTGATTTTTGCTGGTCCGAAAATTTAGAATACTATATTAATGAAATATTTACGGATGAATATGATTTTACATCTTCTAAATCATTTGAATTATTTTTTGAATATAGAAATATGAATAAAATATTTTTTGATAAAACGATTGAATTATATAATTGTAAAATAATAAGAAATAAATATATTGTAAATGGTTCTATAAAAAATAATAAAAATATAAATATCGATCTTTCTATAAAAAATATTAATAAATGTAATATTTCAAATAAAAATGAAAGATATTTATTAAAAAATTTAAAAAATGTTGAATATTTTGCAGAAGATAATAAGGATTTTGAATGGTTTATGAAAGTAAATTTTATATTAACATTCATAAATAAAAATAAATTTGCAATAACTATATATTGTACAGAAAGAATAGATTGTAAATATATAGATTTATATTTAAGAATAAATGATGTTAAAAGAAAATTTACATATGGTTTTGATTGTAATGTAATTAATAAAAAAACATATATAGAAGATATAGAAGAAGAAATAATATATTATGAACATAATAATTATAATTTTAATATTATGCAAACAGCAAAAACATATAATATAAATATAGAAAAATATTATACAATTTGTTCAATATTATCGTATTTACCAGATGTCAAATATGTATTTTTTGATAATAATGATTCAATTAAATATTTAAAAGAAAAAAATAAAGAACTTGCTAAATATTATAATAAATTAAATCCTGGGGCATATAAATCGGATTTATTTAGAATTATATATATTTATTTTGAAAATGGAATCTACTTTGATTGCAAATTTATTTTAATGAAACCATTTAGTCATTATTTGAAAAATAAAAATTTTTATTGTAATGATGGAAATAAAAGAATATATAATGCTATTATGTTTAATATAGAAAATACAAAGAAAATACAAAATTATATTAATCATATATTTAAAAACATATATTCTGAACATTACGGTATAGATCCTTTAGATGTAATTTCGTGTGCTCTTTTAGGAAATTACATAAAAGATCAAGAAGATAATATAATATTTAATCATACTCAATATAATGTAAATAATTCTTTTTGTATAGGTCATGTAGAAAATTTAAATAATATTAAAATTATTCAAACGGGATATTCGTTAGAATATTATAATAATAAAATTTATATAGATCATTATGATAAATTATGGAGAGATAAAAAAGTTTATAATTATAAAATAGATACAAATATATTAAAATTAAATAATAAAGATATTTCTATAGATCCTTCTATAATCAGAATATTTAACACAAATATATTTGTAATGAATAAAGATATGTTAAAATTTGAAATTACAATTACAATACCTACTAATAATATGTTAGAATATTTAGAAAAAACAATGAATAGTTTAAAAGATGCATATAATTTATTTACAATAAACGATAAATTTAAAAATAAAATAATACTAATATTTGGATGTGAACCAAATGATAAAATAATAGAATATATAAATAAAATAGATTGGATAAAATATATTATTCTTAAAAATGAAAATAAATTAGGAGTTCGACAAAATCCTTATAATTTAATTAATTACGCATTTGATTCAGGAAGTAAATTTAATCTTCATTTAGAAGATGATATATTATGTTCAAAAAATCTATTTTACTTATTTTATTATTACTATAAAAATCAGTCGGAAAATTATTTTATTTATGGTATGTTTGAATATATCAAACAAAATAGTGGAATTAATAAATTTTATCAAATAAAAGTAATTAAATCATTTATAGGTTATGGATGGATCACTGCAGATTATTCATGGGATAAAATAAAAGAATTATGGTTTGAAGATCCAGTTGAAGGTTCTGAAGGATGGAATATATCATTAAATCATTATATCATAAAAAATAATTTAAGCTGTTTAAATGTTTCATATCCTTATACAAAACATTTTGGAGAAGTTGGGGTATATACAAATAAAAATATTATCGATGATAAATTTGCATTTATTAAATTTTATGATGATAAAATAGATATTGATAAATTTACAATAGTATAAATTATTCTATATAAACATTTATTAATACTGAATATTGTTTATAAATCCAAATGATAATAATCGAATTTAAAATTATAGTTGTTACGCAACCATGTATTCCATAGACTCCGTACATATATAATGCCATTATAAACATTGCTATTACTGCATGTGTTAAATAAGAATTTAAACTATGTGCAATATATTTTTTAATTTCATCATCTTTTAATGCCATTGCAATTCCATTTTTTGATCCTAATTCCATAGAAATCAAAATTGTTTGTATTGATAATAAACCTAATATTTCACCAAATATTTCTCCGAAAGCCATTATTAAATTAGTTTAATATAAAAAATTGATTTAAAAATAGAATAATATTTATTTATTAATAATATTATATTAAAAATAATGACAAATACACCATTTACATTACAAAATGCTGAAATTTTAATGTGGTGTTATTTTATAGTCAATTCTATAAAAATTATATCCATTAATAAATTACATATGTTTTTCCCTTTTCCATTATTATGGACACTAATGTTTTATATATTGGGAAATATTTTTGTGAGTTTCACACCTATATACTATGATATGTTTTCTGAAATATTTATACCATTTTATCATATAGCTTTAGTTATTTTAATTTCTGTAGATATTTTGGATATATTTCCAAATAATATAGAATTATTCGAAGAAGAAAATAATATAATTTCTGACTTTAATAAAATAAATGAAGAACTTGATAAATTTTCTAATAATATGGACACTAAATTTGAAGAATTATCAAAAATAATTAAAGATCCATTTGAAAAATCTGATAATAAATATGAATTATTAGTAAAAAAATCTATTGATAATAATAAATATTATATTCATGATTATGAGGAATAATATTTTATAGAATTGTACAATTTAATTTATTATCAGATTTTTTTTCTATTATATTATTATTATTTTTTTTATTTATAATTTCTATTATACATGATTCAAATGTTCTTTCTAATAAACTATAATGATTAATATTTTTATTAAATTTAATAAAATTATCTATAATTTCAGTAATATTTTCTGTAGAATTATTCTTTATTTTATTTCCTATAATATTAAAAATATACTTAATATTTGTCATTTTGTTAATTTTTTCAATATATTTAACTAAATTGATGAAAGTTTTTATATTATTAATATCATAGAATAATATGAAAATATCTTTTTCTGTATATGATAAATAATTTTTCAAAATTGATAAATCAGTTTTTCCTGAAAAATCATAAAATTTTACTTTTATATTATCTGTAAATGTAATTATATTTTTAATAAAAATATCTAAATCAACAGTTGGAAGTGTGGAATCTATATTAGATTTATTTTGTATAAACTTTTTAATAACACTTGTTTTTCCTGTATTAGAATCACCTATAACAAATATTTTAATATAATTATTTATATCATCTTCTTCTGTGTTAAAAATAGGATAAGACATAAAAATTAATTTTATTATAATCTACTAAAATAAAAAAATTATTTAGAATAAAAAGATCTTTTATAAATATTAAACGGTTTTTGATTTAAACCTTGATCTTTATCATATGCTTTATATTGTCTTACTAATTTTCTCTTAATTTTTGTAAGATTTTCTTTATCTTCTTCTTTATTAGCAACATATTCAAAATTAACTTCGACATCTTTATTAAAATCTACATTTTTTATTTCTTTTGAAAGTTTTTTATATTTTGATGCAACATTATTTAAATATAAATTTTTTATAATTTCTGTGACAGTTTTGTTGATAGTAATATCAATAAAATATTTATTATTAACTTTAATCGAATAACATATACCAAAAATATCTTTATATTCTTCATCTGAATAATCATTTAAATATTTATCTATTTTTTCCATATTAATAAAACTTTCTATTCTTCTTTTTATTTTTATTAACTGATTTGGTGTAATTTCATTGTCGTATATAAAATACCGATTAATTGAATTAATAGTTTTATTATAAATAAAAGATTCTAATACTATTTGAGCACAGGTATCACTATATAATTTTTCTTCGGAAATTAATTCTACTTCACCATTAAATGGTTTTATTTTTTGTTTATTAAAATTTTCATTTAAAATATTTTCTTTATTTTTAGAATTAATTTTTTCCTTAGTGTAAAATAAAAAATTTTTTGCTTTATTATTTAGATTATAGATAAAATAAGATTTTGTTTTTTTAATTTGGTGTTCTTTATATAGTTTTTCAGCTATTTCTAGATAAATATTTAATATATTTTCATTTTTTGTATATTTTTTCATTAATTTATTTTTTATTTCATTTATTGTAATTCTAGGAATATTTTTTGATTTATAACATTCTAATAATTCTATTTTTACTTTTGAAATATCACTAAAATAATTAAGATGATTTTCTTTATCTTCAAGATAATTTTCATACATTATTTTAATAGACCTTAAAATAGATAGTGTAGTATATCCAATGATTGAAGTTTCTTGATCATAAATTCTATAAATTTTTATTATTTTGTAATCATTATCATTTGAATATACAATAGGTTTTTTAATTTTCTTTTTTATTTCTAATATTTTCTTTGCAATTTTCCTTAAATTTGCATCAATTAAATATATAATTTCTGGCTGATTTTTAATATTATATTGATAAAAATCAGATTCTAATTTTTTCCAATTTTTGTCTGATATTGCAGGTACCCATTCTGAATCAGAATATAAATTATTTATTTCTTCCATTTAATATTATATTATATTATTCTTTTAGATTTTATAACAAAATAAAAATTGAATAATAAAATATTTAAATAATTAAATAACTATGTTAATATTAATAATAAAACAATGAGTATTACATTTGAATATTCCTCAATTCAAGGAGCTTGGGTGTTAACTAATGCACAACCTTCTAACTATGGAATGGTGAGATATATTTGTTTTAACTCACCGAAAGGAACTATTCAAAATGTACAAAATTTATTAGAAGTTTATGGAGAAGTTTATTTGTTTTGTGCATTTGATAGTAATTTTATGCCAAAATATTTTTTGCATGCAAATGATATTCCGATTGATAATAAAACACCTGTTAGGGCTACTATTGTAGTACGAGATTGCCCGTTAATTAGTCGTAGCTTTGTAGAAATGGCTTATAATTCTAATTTTAGTATGCCTGAATATTTGAAAAAAATTACTCCGCATTCGTATAGAGG